TTTGCCTCATAAAAATAAATTAAAGATTTTAAAATCCCAGAATATGAGAATCCATAATCTTCAATAAATGAATTAATTTGTTTTCTAATTCTAGCAGAAACATAATCAGTTTTAAATAGATTCTCAATATATCTATCTAATTTTTCTGAATCTGTCAATTCTCTATTATTTTCAACTTCTACGCAATCTGCATGAGCATACTTTGTATCGGTGATTTTTACGCAATCTTTATCTTTTCTATGTAAAGGTTTGCGACAATAAATACAAATTACCGAATCTAAAGGATTAATAATTTCTGGAATTGGCGATTTAGTTCTTTCTGCTTCTCTGAGAGCACAATCGGCATGAGCATACCGCCTTGAGCCAGTTTGTACAAATTCTTGTTTATCTCTATCAAATCTTTCTCGACAAATAGAACAAAGTACCTAATGTGGCATCTTTTACGCTCCCTTCTATTCTTTCTATATATATTATATCATATTTCAAAAATAAAGTCAAGTCAGTGTTACCACCAACTTGACTTTATGTATTACTCAGCAGCCATCAAATCTTCTTTAATCTCTGTTACAATCAGATTAATAAGCTCTGCCTGGTCAATAGAAGCCTCGGAAATCTTCTTACCTTTACCCAGATATTTCTCAATAATCTGAGTAATTCTTGGTCCAAAGTATGCCTGGTCCTTATTCATAAGAGCACCAACATACTCCTGGAACTCCTTCATCAGAGCATCATAATCGTACTCAGCCTTAGTCACAATGCTTTCACGGTCATTAGTAATATACTTACCGCCATTAAGAGCAGCTTCCTTGTCAATGGCCTCATTCAAAGCCTGAACGACATTTTCATAATTAAACTCTTCAACAATGGGCTTAATATACTTAAAACGACAACCAGTCTCAGCACTATTATCAGGAGAACGCATTACCAGTCGAACTTTGCCTTCTCCATTTTCGCCAGTATACTTCTCAGCATAAGCATAAATATCAGCCATATCCTTGGCGATATTATTAAAAGAACTGGAGCAAGTAGGAACTGTCTGATTATATTCAATACCATTCTTTGCTTTAAAAGTCTTATCCTTAGAGTGAGAAATAAATACAAGCGCATAACCAAGCTGTGTAATAGTGCGGCAAGTATCTTCAAACTCTTTCTTTACCTTTGTCCAACCTTGACCATAAGGAATGTCTCCAATGGAATCAACTCCTGCCTGAGAACAAACATAGCGCTCACAAAGGCCGCCGGCAATATCAATAGTATCAATAATAACTGACTTAAACATATTCTTAATATCTTCGTCCTTCAACTGACGAAGAACCTGCTTCATTTCGCCCCAAGTCGTGACATCCTGCGCCATAACGCCAGGAAGAGCATTATAACCTTTCTCGAATGCCAGAATCAGAGGAGAAGGCATCTAAGAGGCAAAGGTGGTCTTACCAGCCTTCTCAGCGCCATAAATGTAAGTAATATATCCACTTAAATCTCTACTAACCTTATGGGGCTGTAGATTTTTCAAATCAATTGCCATTATATTTTCTCCGTTTCTTACAAAATTTACTTTTCACATACTTTTTATAATATTTACATTTATGCCCTTTGCGACATGAATAATCGCAATAGTGGCATAATGAAGTTCTTTCCTTTTTATAATTATTTCCCTTCATTATGCCACCTCAAGGTTAATTAAAAGTTAAAAACGCCAGCCGCAGGAGCCGCAGCACTCACATTTGCAGTCTCGGCCTTCTTAGCTTTATACTCATCGGCATTCTTCTTCAGAGTTGCCAGGGTAATCTCTCTTTCATTAAGAGCGGTCTGGAACTCAGATGCAAGGATAGTAGATTCATCATCCCAAATATAAGTATCAGCAAGGGCACCAGTGATGACAAAATCCTTCTGAGAAGTTACAGTTTCCTTAACGTCATCCTCGCCGAAAGCAGACTTAGTAATAGTCTGCTTTACAGTAGTCTGAGATACCTGACGGCCCCAAACTTGAGTAAATACAGGCGTATTAGGAGATGCTTCAAGGCTCTCAAAATAACTGATAGCATTAGGATTCAGCACTGTAAACTGCACAGGGAGCAAATCCTTGCGGAAATTAAAGACAAAGCCCTTAACAATCCCCTTCTCAGGAGTAGAAGTCTCTTCATCTGCTTCAACATGGACAACATTTGTAATGACCATATCTGTCTTAAAGGTATTACGCTTATTTTCATCCTCATTCAGCAGAGAAGCATTATGAACAAAACCACCCTCATTGCGCTTAACACTAACAAGCTCTTCATTACCATTACGGTCAGAATAGAACTCTCTTAGACCAATAGCAGTATCAATACGAAGCTTAGCTGCATTCTCAATGCCATCGCCCATAATAGACTTCAGCTTACCATCAATGATATTCTTCAGTGTCGTATAAGTTGCATTGGGCTGCTTACTCTTTGTAATCGCGGTCACATAAGTAAAATGCACCTTTACAACATTTGTCAGGTTATTATCGGTAGCAATCTCTACCTCGCCAGTAATATACTGAGTACCAGGGTTCTTAGAAGTCTCGCCAGTTACCTTCTCCTTGAGAGTATGATTATAGAGAAATCCTTCGATATGGCATTCATTAATCATTTTCTTAGACATAATATTTTCTCCTTTTTTTAATTATTCAATTACAATATTCTTTCCATCTTCGGTTAATGTATATATTGTTGGATTCTCTCCAACCTTCTCTACAAAGCCATCTGATACCAACTTGCGGAAAGCTCCAGATACAGTACGAGAAGAAACAAACAAGCCTTCTGCAATATCCTTAGATTTCCACATTTCAGTATCAAGATTATCCTTCATATACTGGAGAACAAGTTTTCCATTATCCGTAAAAAGTGGTTTTTCTTTTGTGTTTTGTCCAGCTTTAAGGGCTTCCCAATAAAACCGAACACTTTCACTCATTTCAATTGGTTCATTTTGATTTTTAATTAAATTTTCTACATACTCGATAAATTCTTGCTTTTTAGTCATTTTCTAAAAACTCACTTTCTATATCTTGTATATATATTATATCATATTTAATTTAAAAAGTCAATATTAACTCATTCATTTACTGGTTCTTGTTGCCCTTCATCAATAAAAATGAACTCTTGCGCATAGGGCAGACTGCGCGCAAATTTAATAAAACTAGGTGTAACGAAATCTTCGCTATCGCCAGACCATTCAGTTAGCTTATGGAATCTACGTTGACTCTTTGAACACATACTAAGAAGATTTTCATAATTCATAGTAACAGTTCGAGTTTGAAGCCAAGATTCAGGGAGCGCTCTAATAAGCTCCTTCCAGATTCTCTTATCTTTGGTTTCATTATAATTATTACGAAGAGCCTCAAGATAAGGAATTGTAATACCCTCAAAAACATTTGCTTCGATTGTCTGATTTTCTCCATATGGAAGAGTTGTAGTAAGTGGTGTATAATCATCAATCTCAAAACAATCAATAGTAATGGGCTTACTCTGAATCTTGTGCATGGTGGAGGTTGAGTTAGCGACAGTGCCGACTTTGTAGGTATCAAATTCTTTCCCATTTGTGGACTATCTTTTACTTCTTGTGAAGGATACCATTTCGATTTTCATATGCTTCGTTTCCTAAAACATAACTACGTATCAATAGTAGCCCTACTTCCCTGCCCATAAGGCTTAGGGAATAGTCTCTACAGGTTCTAATCATTCAATTAGTTTCCCACGGGATTCCAATGGGTGGTTCCCCGTTAGCTGCGTTTTACCAAAAAATTGGAAATCCGCAACCCCTAGCGATAACTAGGAAAAGTATTTCATTGGCAGAAAGAATTTCTCCTTAATACCAGTATAACGGAGCGGTAATATCTACACTCACGAAAATCTAACGTAGAAATTTACGATGCTCTGGGCCAGCCTTAATAAGAGTCTGCGCCAGCTTCATGTCTTTAGGGCCAATCATAGCATATTCAATATAAGAATCATCCCCAAGAATACCTTCGTGAATAATACTATTCTGATAAAATTCTTCTGAATATTCTGCGTCAGGCTCTAATTCCTAGATAAAAGTATTTACGACATCCTCATAAGCATCATAAGGCGCAATACCATACTAGCTGTCAATTCTATCATATGACTCTTTAGGATTGCGCATTCCCCTCAGCGCATTTTCCCAATTAAAAGTTCTAATATTTCTAAATTCCAAATTTATTACTCCTCATTACTCAGACTATAGGCAATCATTTTTCCACGCTTTTCATAAGTATTCATATAAGCAATAAAATTCTCTAATTCATCTACTACATAATTAAAAGGCTGTTGACTTCTTTT